ACCGCTAAATCTGTGGGGGGCGCTGTTCGTGGGGCTCACCCTGATATCATTCTGTGTGATGACATCTTATGGGGAACGACTGAGACAGAACTTGCGCGTGTAGCGTCTTGGTTTTATGAAGTTCTTGTTCCGACACTGCATCATAGCGCTAAACTCATGGTGGTGGGTACACCGTTCACCCCTACTGACCTTTACACTGAACTCGAATCACGCGAAGGGTATCTGGTGGAGACCTTCCCTGCTATTCTGGAGAACGGGGAAGCCTTGTGGCCAGAGCGGTGGTCACTTGATGCTCTTGATGAACGAAGGAAAGATATGCCTGCCATTGCATTCACTCGTGAATATCTGTGTGAACCCATCGATGATTTGAGTAGTCTGTTCCCATCTGTCATCATGCAGGCTGCACGAGATTCTGATTTGATTCTGCAAGTACGGGCCAATGGAGAAGAGGATGACCAGTATTTCATCGGTTGGGACCCTGCCATCTCATCTGACCGGCAGGCAGATTATACCGTGATGGCGGTGGTGAGACGGCCAGCGGCAGCGAGTGAAACCCTTGAACTCGTACATGTGATACGGCGGAAAGGTATGGATTTCCGTTCCCAGATAACTGAGATACAGCGCCTGAATAGTAAGTTCCAACCAGATGTCATTGAACTGGAAGCGAACCACTTCCAACGTGTGTTCGCAACAGAATTGCGCGCAGATACTGATTTACCCATCAAGACATTCATCAGCACGAAACAGAAACGTGAAAGTCTTCTCATGAGTCTCGTTCTCAGATTTGAACGGGAGCAAATGCGTCTCCCATTCGGTGATGAGAATTCGCGCGATATGACTATGGCTCTAGAGCACGAGTTACTCATGTTTGGAATGAGTAAGAAGGGGCGACTAGAAAGTATCGCGCGACATGATGATTTCGCCATTGCTCTTGCTCTTGCTAATTGGGCGACGACAGAATTCCGAGAGCGTATTATTGATTTGGATGAAATCATGCCGGGGTTGTTAGAGTAATGTGGTCAAGTCTTCTTGTTGGTGATGAATACGACAGTGTGTGGACGCATCCTGATGCGCGTACAGATTACGTCCTCAAACAGTTAGCCCAGCATCCATTGTTCAAGGCTGGCCGTGTAATGCCAGAATCTGGGCAGTTCGGAACTGCCCCTGCGGCTAAAGATGAGGGTAGAGGTGCTGTGGCCCCAAAGGGCATAGAGGTAGAGGACCCGGTAGAGGAAGAGCGGAGACAGAAGAAATTACAGAGAGGTCTCATGACACTATCTTTCCCTGTGAGTGGGGATGGTTGGTTTGAGCACCACTATGGGAAATCCGCTGAGTGTATAGTGAAAGATTTGCGCAAACGGCGACGTAAGAATAAAGAAATGCGAGGGGAGATTGATGATGCCATCAAAGCAGTACGCATGATGAAGAAATTGGAGGTTGAGAAGACACTTGGTTCTCTTTCTTGGTCCGATGGGCATATTGATACCATTCATTCCATAGGTCTTTCAGAGCGTGACCTCAAGTCTTTACGTCGTTTTGGTGAAACACGCGCAGTCTCTCTACAGCGCGCTTGTGCAGAATTTCAATATGCTGCTGACACTATTGCTAAATTGGCTCAAGTACATGGAGATTGGACTCAAGATGAGAAGACATTGTGGTCTGAGGCTCTTCAAAAACGCAATGGTGCACGTACAATGTGGAGACACACTCTACATCAAAGTGATACATTGAACAAGAATGATGTTGCTATGCTCACATTGGTCGCGCAGCAATTAGAAGGTGAGGGGCCTATGGACTCACGCGGCCTATTGGAGTCGTTACATGAGCGCGCTTATGAGTCATACACTGTGCAGAAGATGAGCGCGCTGCTCAAGACCTATGGTCTTGAGTATGACATTGAGAAGATTGACCGAAAACGATGGGGCATCATGGGTTCTGATGGAGGTATTCTCATCAAAGACCCATGGGCCTATGCGGCTGGTTTCCTCGATGCTGATGGGTATATCACTATCACTAAGCGTGGTGAGCCTCGGGCAGGAATCATTGCCACAGGTGACCGTGGGCGTGACCACATCGAGCAATTGTACAAGACACTTGAATGCGGAGTGAAACAATTAGACCTTAAAATCCACAAGAACAGTACACGTAGTCAGCATCGTCTACAATTCTATAGTAATAATGACTTGCGTAAACTCATCAAGGGCACTCTCCCCCATCTCCATCTCAAAAAGAAACAAGCAGCGGCTGTTTTGGAGCATCTTGATTTACGAGGACAAGGTCGGGAGAGTATCATTAAGCAGCGTGATGCCTTGTTCCGTATCGTTAAATGGGAGAATTGGAAAGATGTGCCCCATATGCGCGTGAAACTACTTGATGAGTGGAATGTTGATGAAGAGATTGTATCTTCGTGGTGAATATGGCAGATGATGAGAAGGGCATGATTGGGCGTTTCTTGTCGGGCTTGACCAAACCATTTCGTCGTCGCACCACTCCAGAACCAATGATGCCACTCTGGAAGACAGGTATTCAAGAGCCTGTTCTGGTACAAGGAGTAAGTATTCCTGCACTCTATGCTACTGTGCAGGAAAGCGTCATTCTTCGTAGTACCATTAACACGCTTTGTCAAGAGATTTTCAGGCGAGGGCATTATTGGCAGAAGAAGTTCCACAAGAAGTGTTCAGAGTGCGGGGAAGAGTACAAGCACGATACAGTGGAAGAATGCCATGTATGTGAAGGGGTGGAGTTCCATACCCCGGATTCAGATGAGATAATCTATCCTCGCTGGTTATTCACACAGCGTAATGGAATGGACCAATCCTTCATGGAAGTGATGAGAGAGATAGAGTGGGACCTTGATATTGTAGATGATGCCTTTCTTGTACTTGTGAAAGAATACTATCTTGATAAGAAATCAGGGGAGATAGAGTTCTCCAGAGTGAAAGAGATATTGAGAGGGGACCCTACCTTTTTCCGTATCGTGGCTGATAAGCGCGGGGTGCGTGGTGGACGATATCTCATCTGCTCGGTGCATCGAGACCGAACCTACCCTCATGGGGATGATGAGAACGAGTGTGATGTGTGCAATCTTCCTCTGCAGGATGTACATTATGTGAATACTGCTGGGTCTGGGAAAACTCAGTATTACATCGAAGGGGAGGTCATACATGTGAGTAAATTTAATCCTTCTAAATTGTATGGACGTAGTCCAGTCGCTACTATGTGGCGACAGGCTATGACTCTCGCGGCTATGGATAATTACATATATCTCGCTTATAGCAAGCGCAGGATTCCTCGTGGTATACTTGCCATCACTACTGATAATATTCAATCCACTGCTTCTTTCTGGAAAGGCACAGAAGAGAAAATGGAACGTGACCCACATTACATACCTAAAGTGGGTGTGGAATCAGCGACTGGGCGAGGGAAAGTCGAATTCATTCGTTTCATGGATACTCTTGATGAGATGCAATATGGGCAAGCCCGTGATGAACTGAGAACCCGTATATCGGCCTTTTATGGAGTATCGAACATCTTCATGATGGATACTGGGAAGGGAGGAGGTCTGAACAATGAAGGTATGCAGATTCTGGTCACTAATCGTGCAGTTGAATTCGGACAGAAACTCTATGCTCGTGAGATATTCCCCCGTTTCCTCCACGAGATGGGAGTGAATGATTGGGAACTTACACTTTATCCGAATGAAGAAGAAGATGATGTGACTCGTCTTCGGCGTGATGAGATGGAAGTCAATATCGCACAACGTATGGTGCAACTTGGATTCCAACCTGAACTTACAGAAGATGCGGGGCGTGACCTACGTTTCGTGTACAAGAAGCCTCCACCCCAACCAGCCCCAGAGGCTGAAGGGATGGCGGGCGCACCACCGGGGGGTGGGGGTGCCCCACCGATGATGCCCGGTGGTGGTATGGGTGGCTCCTCCCCCATGGCTGCTCCGGGTGGGGGTGGTGCCCCTCCCCCTATGGGAGGAGGAGGAGCGGGGGGTGGATTGCCACCGGGCGGCGCTCCTATGATGATGATGGAGAAAGCCGCTCTCAACATGGGATTGGGTGAAGGTACAGGGCAGCGGAATCGTGGACCTGCGCCTGTGGAGAATGTGAAAACCCCTGATGGTTCACCAATAGGGACAACTCATCAGCGCGGTCCTGAGAAGACTCCGATTGAGCGAGCATTAGATGCTATAGATTCTGCAAAAGACCCTAAGAATGGTAAGCCGGATAAATCTAATCTGCCGGGATAGATTCAAGACTGAGGGCGTTTTGCATAGGGACATGACTGAGCAGTTGCTCAAACTTGACCCCATGGTCCGTAAACTAGAAACTGCAGTGCGTGAATTCAAAGAAGCGGCGGGAAATAATGACCTTGTTGCTGCTCAACAACTCCTTCGGCAGATTTCCCAGACTAGTGATTTTCTCGCTGAGGATGTAACTGCAATCTATAAATCTGAACAGGCATCTAACATTGGTGAAGGACCTAATGATATCTATGCTGGGGGTGTGCCAGTCATGAAATTTGAAGAGAAATCTGTTCCTGTCCAGCAGCCCAGTATCTTGGGACTTGTTCAACCCCATCAACAACCGCGAGGTTACCAACCTCAGCGGCCTTCTTGGGGAAATCCTAACAGGGGATGATTCCTGATGAGTGACGATGTCATGGTGCTTGTGAATACTCTCATTTCGAAGATGGAATCCATGGATGGAGATATCCATCAACTCCGTGAGCAGAACCACGAATTGAAGAAAGCGATGAGTGACCCTTCTATTCTACTCAAACGCGCAGGATTCGTTCGTGCACAGACACCAGCATCAGAAGACGTCTGGGGTGACCCATTGAGAGGGGACAGGGATGATGTGATTGTGAAAGGTGATGGTGCTTCTATAACAATGCCTACTACCAATGAAGAGTGGCACGAGATGGAATGGGATGATATCCATGCCATGGCTGAAGAGGCCGCTGCTATAGAAGGGAGGAATGTTTGATGAAACCGAGATATGTAAGTGTAGGTGAGCGACCAGAAGTGCAAGCAACGCTGCAATATGCGAAGCGATTAGAAGAGCGCATTGAGAAATCTCTTGTGGATGTAGACCATAGTGCGTTACGTGATGTTCGCGGGGTTGAAGTTGTATCTCCATATATGTATCACACTAACCAACAGATACCGGGAACGATACCAGAAAGAGTAGAGAAGAAGGCGGCC